GAGGTTGTATGTTGTTGAATTATAAGTATTTCTGATAATCGCGAAATCGGACGGACTGCTGAAAAGGATGCTGGCATAGTGTTGCGTAGATGTCATTCTTACTTCACAGCTATCGTCATACCCCCTAACCACGACATCTCCGTAAGGGTTAGCCGTTGTTCCCAAACCCATAGATACAATGGCGGTTGACACAGGGCTAGAAGAATCCACATCGTACATTAAATTAAACGCATTATTGTACAGAGATGCCCTGTTTTCGCCTACACTAGTCATCGTGATCCCATTCGCTGTGTTGCCGTAACTATAAAGGTTTATAAATCCGTAACTAGTTATCGCAACTTGAGCATCAAATGTTGCCGAGTATATGCTAACACCGTCTGTTCCCACATAAACGCCTTCTGTTTTTGAGAGAAGTGTCGCTTTGTTGTGGTAAATGGAGTTATCCGCAATCACCCACGGGCCGATGTTTCCTCGTCTCGCGTACAGAGAGCCATTATTCAGGATCGCCACATTCTTCGCCCGGATCACCTGACTGTTCAGGTCTACGATCATCCCAGCTGTGGTGTACGTCCCGGAGGTGTATGCATAGTCACTGCTCTTAATAATCCCGGCAGTGATCGCGTTGGCATACAGTCTCTGCACAATCGCAGTACCGTCTGCCGTCAGACCCGCATTGTAGGACTGACCACCGTTCGTACTCACACCCACTGCTGTGGAAGACATCTTCCAGACGATGTTACTCGCCGCCAGGGTCGGCTTGTTGTGCAGGATATACACCGTAGCACCGCTTTCCGTCTGGGTGGTCATGTACAGTCCAGGAGCGGTGTCGATCTGTTCCTGCAGATCTTCTACGGCCTCTTCCCGGCTGTTGCGCTCACGCTTCATCGCCGCAAACAAATTGACCGTATTGCGAGTCCCTTCGCTATAACGAGTCGCAGTGTTCCGAGCGGGAGTCTGAGATGCCGAGGTCGTGTTCTGATATTCGCCCACTGCGAAGTGCGTCTCAGAGCAGATCATCGGATACGCATGACCCTTGTGATCGGTAAACACAAACACATCCCCGGCTTCCAGTCTGGGATCTGACAGATGGCTCACGTTACCCTTACGGTATCTCATTCCTACGAGCCGTGCGCTCAGAGTACTCAGTACGGTTGAGACGTTGTCTTCGTTGATAAGGGGATTGCCCTCCACGATCACTTCGTAGGAATCCGTACCGACCGTATAGTCTGTAAACGCCTGAGTCGCGTCCTCTGCCGTATTCGTCACCCGGATGCGTACGCCAGTGACCAGAGTATCGTCTACTGCGACATCCTGAGAGGCTGCGGAGTAGATCGCGAAGTATGCATTCTGCCCTGAGAACGTGCCGCCGTCAGCAGAGTCTCCATCGTTATAGGCAAACGTGCCGCCGTCCAGATCAGATGCTCCGTTATAAGCAAACGTGCCGCCGTCCCAGAACTGCCCCAGCGCACTCAGATCGTACCAGAGCGGAACCAGTTCGCCGAGCGTGTTGACCCTCCAACAGCACCCGATCATCTGCCCTACCCAAGAGAGCATCTGCCGATAGGTCACACCCTCTGCAGGCGGCTGTGGAATCGCCGTAGCCGCGCCGTCAAACGTGCTTACACCGAGCGTCACTCCGCAGGCTCCGCAGGCATCCTGTACGACAGCCAGTGCGGTACTGGGGAAGGTAAGATTCGTGGCATAGGCCACATCGAACTTTGCCATGTGATCGTAGCAGGTCAAAGTGATCAGAGTACCGTTATAATCAGCCTTCGCTACGGTATACTCACCTTTACTGATGTAAGCCACGGACGATTCTTCGTCAGGCTGCAGACCGATCTGGACAGACACAGCCGCTCTCGCAAAGTCGTACTCAGAGAACGTCTCGTCCATGTTGTTGATGACGATGATGGCCTGATTGATGATGGCAGACCCTACCGTCAGTTCATCCGCGCTGGTGGTGATGCTGTCATCCATCCCAAACCCGGAAGACCACACGTGCGTATTATCCAGGGTCAGGACAGTCCCGGACTCCAGTTCCACTTCGATGAGCATCTGATAGTTACGGTTTTCGTTTTCAATAGCATCCACAAACCCGGTCGGTGCTATGATCATATGCCCACCTCCTTATACTTCGATGATGTTAAAGGCCACGTTGCTGACGATCTTGTAGTTGCTCTGGAATGTGTACACAGGGACGCTCTGATCGCCAGTGTAGAACTTCCTCGTCTCGTAGGATCCGCTGAGATAGTCGTAGTACTTCACGTTGATGTACTCAGGCTTCGCGGCCTTGATGATCTTCGTAGCCTCTTCCGCGCTGATCGCGTTCCACTGCAATTCCAGCTTCCTCTTCAGGGCTACCTGTTCTACGTGCATCTTCGCATCGAGAGTACGTCCCGCATCCGGGGACGATACTCTCTGAAGACTCCACTGCATTACGGAGGGATCCCGCAGTGCTACGCCGTCAAATTCCAGTAGTGCCATGAGATCACCTCCTTATGCGTACTGTGCTGTGGGATTAAGTCGTGCGTCCAGAGACTTCTGTCCGCGAGTGACCGCTCTCGCAAGCACCTCGTTGTTTTCCGTCCGTACTGTGATGTTGAACACAGGACTCTGCCCGGAAGCGTTCGCCTGTTGCATGGCAGACAGGACTGCGGAATGGATTGCAGAGGCAAGCTGGGACTGGTTGAGTACCTCAGTACGACCGTTGATGTCTCCTACCACCTCGGCTCCGGCCTCACCTGCCACGAACATGGTTCCCTGAGAAGGAATACCGCCTGTGGCGTACTGTGCGATGTTGTGCCAGTGACCAGAGTAGTAAGCACCACCTCTGGCTCTGCGGTCGTTGCTGTTGTTGTAATCAGAGATGGTTTTTTTGCCAGTTGTTTTCTTTATGCTGACTGTGACGTTCTCCCAAGGCCATTTCCACTTTCCCTTTTTCGTCCATCTGCTTATCTGAGCCACCATGTTGGAGATGGTGCTGGAAAAACCGCCTTTACCGCTCTTCTTCACCCACGAACTAAACTGCGCTACCATGTTTGTTACGGTATTGGAGAACCCTCTTGCGCCGCCGCCCTTCGCCCACGATGTGAACTGGGCAATCATGCTACTCACAGTGTTGCCGAAGCCATGGCCCTTCGCCCAACTGGTGAATTGTGATGTCATGCTTCCGATGGTGGAACCAAACCCACTACCTTTAACCCAGTTCGCAAACGAAGAGGTCATGCTTCCGATAGTAGAACCAAACCCACTGCCTTTAACCCATGAGGTAAAGGATGAAGTCATCGAAGAGATTGTGGAACCAAAACCACTGCCCTTCGCCCAAGACGAGAAGGATGATACCATCCCGGTGATGGAGGATCCAAACCTACTACCCTTCACCCAACTTGCGAACGATGCCGCCATGTCAGAGATCGTAGAAACGAATTTGGAACTCTTAACCCAGTTCACTAAATTGGCAGTGAAGTCCAGTGTAAAGCCAACAGGGTCTTTCCAGAATTTACCCCACGCGTCCGTGATCTTGTCCACGATGTTGGTCTTCAGCCAAGAAGCAATATCTCCCAAACCAGAGAGGATGCCGTTCAGCAGACCGAGCATGATGTTCTTGCCGATGTCCAGAATAGCAGGTGCTTTGGAAGGAGAACCGATCTGGAAAGTTTTCTTGAAGCCATCCACCAGAGGATCAAAGATGTTGGTCTTCAGCCACGTTCCGATGCCAACGATGAAGTTCTTCATGCCGTTGAACACGCCCTCAATGATGCTTTCGCCGTTGCTACCGAGAGATGTGATACCGTCTATCGCTTTCCCAATCGCGTCTGCGATGTCTCCAACGATGTCTTTACCGAGCGTCAGCACAATAGACGCTGCTGCCCCGATGGCAGATCCGATAGCGCCAAAGATGGCACTTGCTATGTCTCCGAATTTGACATTAGCTATCGCGGACTTCAGGCTCTCGTACAGGCTGGTGGTAAAATCTCCCCACTTCACGCTCTGAAGCCACTTGCTGATTTCCGAGAAGACTCCGATCACAAAGTCACTGGCCTTAGATGCGACCTGCCCCCAGTTCACGGTGGTGATCGCTCCGATGATCAGATCTCCCAGTACGGTGAACTTCTTGACCATCAGCTTGCCGAGCGTCTCCATATCGAGAGCGGTCAGAGCATTATTGAAGAGAGTGGCGAACTTAGAACCGATGTTCACAAAGTCGATCTCACTGAGTGCGGCGTATGCGATCTGGATTGCGGCAGTGATGCCTGTTCCGATCTTCGTACCGATATCGCCCCATGGAATCATATCTACTACATCGTTCACCTTCGCGCCGATGATCGTGCCTACCTCACTCCACGCACCGCGCTCAAACGCTTCCTTGATACGGTCAGCGAAGTCAGAGATGGAAGACTCGATGGGAACCTGTTCGAACATGCTGCCGACATCCGCTCCACCGCTCCCGCTCCCGGATCCAGAACCGCCGCTGTCTTCGTTAGGACCGTTCAGTACGTTCAGTTCATCAAAGCCCAGAATCGTACGCTTGATCTTATCGACAGCGTCTTTCACCTTTCCGGCAGACTTGTCCGCATCGTCTCCCCAAGAATCAAAGGTCTTCTTCGCAATGGTCGTAGTCTCCGCGCCAGTGAGTCTGGCTATGAACATATTGACCACGTTGAAGAGGTCTACGAACTTCTGTGTCACAAAGTCCACTGCCGGGGCAATCGCATTGATCAGCGGTGCGACCATCGCGCCCAGAGAGTTTTTCACATACAGTGCGTTGGTGGCAATCAGATCCATATTCTTATGGAAGGAAGTTCCTACCAATTCGGAGTAGCCGTACAGGTTTTTCAAGCCTGTAGTCAAGCCCTCGGTAAACAGCTTAATCGCCGTACGGAGCAGACGATACATGGCAATTCTCTGCAGGCCTGCAAACAGACCGCCAACAGCACCTGTTGCTTTCTTGATGCCACCGACCATGTCTTTCGCAAAGAATCCCGGCAGCTTGAGAAAGCCGCTGAGAGCACCGTGAGACATCTGGTCAGCCTTTGCGAGAAATTCGACAACAGCGCTCCCTGCGGTAATAGCTGCGCCAGCGACTCCCTGAAATCCTGTCTTGATCGTTTCAAGAAATACCGCAAGCCGACTTCCTCTCTCCTCTGGCTCCACATCCGTCCACGCTTCGAACGGATTGTCCTGCCCTTCCGCGCCACCTGTCACAGAGGCCTGCGGCACATTGATCTTGATGTTTCCGATCCCCTGTAAGCCGCTCAGTGCGTCTGCGAGTGACTGAATGCGAGTGATCGACTCATCGGTGATGATGTGTCCGGCGAAGCTGATCTCGTTCAGATTCTTCGCGATGTTCGGAGAGACCTTCGCACTGCTTAGAGAGCGTAATGCCGATCCCAGTTCTGACAGTGCTTTTGTGTTAGCCTCAATCCCGGAGGTGGCGTTCTTAATCGCCGTAAGGTTCGCGACAAAGCCAGACAGCTTCGCTTTAGTCGGGATCGCCGACTTCAGCGCAGTCAGGGCTTTTGCCATAGATTCCAAAGACTGAGAAGATTCGTCCGCTCCTACACCTACGACTCTAAACTCAAGACCCTCTAACTCAACCGCCATCCTTTACCTCACCTCCTCGCTTCTTATTATTGTTCATGGCATCCACCTTCGCCTTAAAGGCCGTGAATGCGACCTGCATCTGGTCACGTTTTTGTTTTTCCGTATCCTTCTTCCGCATCCGCTCTGTGATCGGATACGGCTTGTCGGGATACTCGCCCGGTTTCGGATGTTTGACGAATGGTCTGACGGCAGGTGAGGCCAGTAGTAATGCCTCATAGATGTACATCCCCTGAAGCCATGCATCGTGATTTACCTTCTCGATATCAAAGAGATACTTGTCACGATACCACCTGACCGCACAGGGATCTCCGTCCCAATACTCAGATGCGCTCATGCCGATGTGCAGGTAAAACCCGCACTCCCGCTCAAACACATCTGTCATCCGAAAAGAAGAAGCGGGCGGGCTAGGTTGCCCGCCCGCATCAGGCTCAGACTGTTTGGGAGACTCGCTTAGTCGTTCGCCTCCCACTCCACGTTTCCCTCGCCTTCCTCCGGGTCTTCGATCAGAGTGTTGAGAGGCTCGTTGTACATCTCAACCAGCTTCCTCACGAATTCTTCCTTCCGGGGAATAGCTCGGTAGATTCGGTCGATCTTGTCCGCATTGACGAAGCGGTGGTTCTTTTTGAACGCTCCCGCAATCAGCATGGGGATCATCGTCATGGGCTTACCATCGATCTCGTTGGAATTAAAGCCCTCACTCTCCATCTCACGAATCGTGCGTCTGGTATACTCCAGACAGTAATCGGTTCCTTCGAACGTAAATTTGATCTGTTTCGCCATTGCGTAAACTCCTTATGTGCTTATGATCAGGTTCCTGCCGAGAAAGTGATGTCGGTGGACGGAGCGATGGTGATGGTCATATCACGCACTTCGTTCACGCCGCCGCCGGAGACGAACACGGACAGCATTCCTCTGAAAGAGAACTTGCCCAGAGCACCAGTCGGAGTAGGATCCGCGCCGCCAGCGCCTTCCGTGCCGCCAAACCACACAGCATACGCCTCGTCCTGATTAGCCAGCGCGACAAGCGCAGCGTACTCGGTCGGATCGTAGTTGGTGGTAAAGGTCAGTGCCTCATTCTCCTGAATGCCGGGGATATACACACGACCCTTGTTGGTCAGGGTAGTCGCATCGAGCATCTCAGGTGCGCCGCCCAGATCGGGGAACTCTTTGATGTCGAGCAGTTTCTCATAGGTAATAGTGCTAGTCCCGGTTCCGTGCATCAGGAAAGTAAGATAAGTACTCGTAGCCATGTTGGTTACCTCCTGTAAAAGTGCTCACCGTCAGACCCTACGCGGTATCTGGCTGTGATTCGATAAATGCCTGCTTCTCTCAAATTTGGCATCGGACTCTGAGAAGTCCTGATGAAATTGTGAGCGTGAAGCAGGTCGGATATATGATTCGCAATCTTCTTCGCTTCGGTCTTTTTGCCGTCCACCTTGTTGGAGTAGACATCGACCTGAAACGTCATTACCACATAGTCCTCTTTTGCGCTTCCAGTCTGCTCCCGGATGGGAGTGTAATTGTCAGCCATGTAGATGGATACGTGGGGTAAATCGGCAGGTGCGTCAACATAATCGCTTGCTACGTCAATTCCCGGAAATTGACCACGAAGAGACTGTGCGACCATTGTGTAGACCTCATTTTCCACATCAATCATGGCTGAACACCCTCCTCGCAATATCGGAGAACTTCGTCTCCAGTTCCCTCTCCGTCAGGTACATCGGCATGTTTGCCGGGTTACCGAAGGTGTGGACTCTTCCGGCATGTTTCCCGGTCTGAACGACCTCGCCGTTCGTCCCAGGATCGCCGTCATAGTGCCAACCACCTTTCAGCTTACCCAGACCGTAGCCGTACTCTCCGCGAACCATTCCGTTAGCCGCCGCCTCTGGATGGTTGTCTGGATACCTGATGCCTGTACCAAACTCGATGAACAGTACGGCGTTGCCGCCGGCATGTACAACAGCAGTGCCTTGTCCTCTGGTCGTGTAGGTAACTTGCACATCGTTTGTGCCGTCATATTGTGCCTGAGAGAACTTAACGCTCGCGATGTTTACGCCCTCTTTCGCCATCTCCTCGACCAACTGCTGAACGCCTTCCTTCAACCATTTCTGATAGGCCTTCAGTTCCTGAATGGCCTTCTCGATGGATGCCCGGTTGAGCCGCAGTGTTATGACCTTGCTCACGACACCTTCGCCTCCCGGAGGGCTATGCTGATCACGTTGATGCTCTTCGCAACACGCTTGACAGAATAGTCGTATTTGGGCTGTCCCTTCGCATCGTACTCTGGTGCTTTGTCCACAAACAGGACGCTGTCCTCAGTGATCGGACAATCCATATCGTCTGTAAGAAGCACCTTGTCGTAGTTGATGAACGTGCCAAACATCATCATCTGCGCCGTCCCGGTAGCCGGGGATACATTGACCTCAATCGGAACAGGATCGGTATACGTCACCGTAAACTCGCCTGTCTCGTATCCGTCATCGT